TGCTGGACGAATGTCGGGGGAAATGAACACCTCCTTAGGTAATTCTTTCACCAATTTGATGTTTTACCTCTTCATCCATGATCAGTTAGGGAATTCTGATTATGACTGTTTGATTGAGGGTGACGACTGTCTTGGAGTTTTCAAAGGGCGCATGCCCACGTCCAAGATGTATGCCGACCTAGGCATGACCGTAAAAATTGAATTTCCCAAAAGTCTTAATGTTGCCAGCTTCTGTGGTCAGGTGTTTACTGCTGATCACGTTGTTGTTACCGACCCCATTAAGGCTTACCTGAATGTTGGATGGGCCCCCGCTATCTATTCAGGTTCCTCCGCAAAAACACGCAGAGAATTATTGAATTGTAAAGCAAGGTCGCTGCTTTATGAGCATTCTGGTTGCCCTATTGTTACCAGCATGTGCAGATATATTCTCAAAAACACCACGCACTACCGGGTATTGGCTCTCAATCCGTACGAGAGAGCGCGGTTAGTGGAGCGGATGAAAAGCCCCCTGGTGTATAGGGAGGTTTCCATGGAAGCAAGGCAACTTGTGCAAGACCTCTACGGAGTGCCTATTCTTGCCCAAATCTTGGCTGAGCAGTGGTTCGATTCCCGTGTGGGTTTCGAGCCTTTGGACTGCCCTTACCTTTACCCCTTCATTAGTCGTGCTTGCTTGGATTACGATAGGGAATTCGTGATCCTTGATTGGTCCCGTCATTTTGAGAGAATGCCCCTCCCTGGCCCGGCAGCGGTAGATCCGGGTTTAATAAAATATTATGCCACCCAAGGGACGCAAGTCATCTCGCCGCCCAAAAGGAGTCCGACGTCCTAAGGCTGCCCCTGCCCCCAAGAAGAAGGGATCTTCTCGGCAGGTGTTCGAGTCTTACGGCCAGACTGCCGGTGGTATTGTTGGTAACATGATTGCCCCTGGGATAGGTGGCAAGGTGGGAGCTATGGTTGGCCGCGGTCTTGGGACCGTGGCGGCCCGCATTTTTGGGAAGGGTGATTACAAGATCCTGGAGAATTCTTTGGTCCGTCCGTCTGCTGTCCCGGTGTTCGGGGCTAACAGCATCCGGATCCGCCATAAGGAGTATCTAGGTGATTTCACTGGGTCGGAAGCTTTTGTTAGCCGTACCGTGCCCATAAACCCCGGTCTCAAGGATGCTTTTCCCTGGTTATCTTCAATAGCCTCCAATTTTGAACAATATCGAATTAATGGCATGATATTTCAATTTGTTTCTACCTCCTCTAACGCACTTAACTCTGTAAACACTGCTCTTGGCAAAGTACTCATGGCAACTGAGTATAATGCCCTTGATCGACCTTTCCAATCTTCTCAGGAAATGTTGATCACACTATTTTCTAACTATGGCAAACCTGCTGAGTCTCTCACTCATGCCATAGAATGTGCCGACTCCCAGCGACCAACTAGCTTGCTGTATGTGCGGACCGGTCCACCCCCTTCGGGTGCCGATCTGCGCCTCTACGACATGGCGAACTTCCAGCTGGCCTCAGAAGGCATGCAATCTGCTTCTAACATAGGCGGCCTTTGGGTCTCCTATGACATTACTTTAGTCAAACCAATCATTTCTCCTATCGATGTTGCTACCAATTATGATAGATTTCAAGCATACAATGTCAATGGCATAAGTGGTAACGGGCCCGCAGGAGACAGTGGGAACAACAATATTTCTACAGTTCCTCTGAACTGGAAATTTTCCTATGTCGAATCTGGGTTTAACCCCACTTATGATACTTACTTGACCTACACTTCGTCGTATGCGGCTCCCCTGGGTGTGACCTCTGGGGTCTACCGCATTACACAAACGCAGTGGGTTGATGATATCACTTACTTCTATCCTCCAATTGTCAGTCTGTCTACAACTTTCTGTTCTCTAGTATCCAACAATCTCATT